AAGAGCTGAAGAAGAGAAACATTTTTCAGCCTCAATAAATGCCGAACAATTAAGGGGAAAAGTTGGGGGCTTATATGATCCAACTATAAGGCTTGAAAGTGCTATTGAAAACTTACCAAGAGAACAGCTTATTAAAAAATTAAATGAGTTACAAAAAAAAGATATCCCAATAATTGGGGAAGAAAATATAATAGAAGTTAAACCAGAAAAAAAAGAAAAGAATAAAATAAAACTATTGAAAGAGTAACCCCAAACAATTTAAATTATTATTGTAAAAGTGAAGAATGAAAGAAAGTAATTTTATTAAAATAATAAAGAAGAAACTTAACTTTTACAATCATTATAGAATTGAAACCACCACAATGAATGGTTTCCCAGACTTGCTCTGTATTGGGTTAAATATGGATACTATTCTAATTGAAGTTAAAATTGCAAAAGGTTTTAAAATAAGCTTATCACCTCATCAAATAAGCATGAATATAAAGCTCTGGAATGAAGGAAACAAAGCAAACTATATTATTGCATTATCTGACAAACAAGCCCTTGGCATTCCTTCAGACTGTCCAATTCTCTATGAGGGGTTAAAAGCTAAGGATTTAGCCTTAAATGGTGTAAACGAACCACCAACAGCTTATGAGTGGCATACCATATATAGATATTTACAAACGAAACACGAAACACGAACCGAAAAACCTAGGGAATGAGCCATTTATAAGCTAGGATAATTATTGTTATCGTAACATATACCAAAAACCCCCAGAAATGAGCCATTGTTCGTGATTAATGGTTAGGTACTTATGAAATATGAGGAAAAGGGCAGAAAACAGCCATTTATGAGATATTATTTCCAGGGACTGGTTTTTTAGAAGGGTGCTTGTAATCATGTTTCAAATTTTCAGCTATCAAATTTCCATATGGTTACGATTTTATTAGGGGGTACCCCTTTTTTTAGTATAAATGAGGGGTAGGAGTCCCTATGACCGAAAATATTAAAAAATTTGAAAAGTATTCGGATGAAGAACTAAAGTTAATGTTGGCAATTGCTATGCATGATGATGCAGATAAAGCTAATGATAGTTTTATGCATTTTGTAAAAATGGTATGGCCTGAGTTTATTGATGGATATCACCATAATGTTATGGCTCAAAAATTTGAAGACATTGCTTCAGGGAAGTTAAAGCGATTAATCGTTAATATGCCCCCAAGACACACTAAATCAGAATTTGCGTCTTATTTATTTCCAGCCTGGCTGATGGGTAAAAAACCAAAAACAAAAATAATTCAAGCAACTCACACTGCTGAGCTCTCATATCGTTTTGGTAGGAAAATGCGTAATCTTATGGATGATGATGGATATAAAAAAATTTTTAAAGATGTGCGTTTGCGTGCAGACAGTAAAGCATCTGGCCGTTGGGAAACAAACCATGCTGGGGAATACTTTGGTGCAGGTATTGGTGGTGCAATTACAGGTCGTGGTGCTGATTTGTTAATTATTGATGATCCACATTCAGAGCAAAGTATTAGTGAAACAAATTTTGATAGTGCTTTTGAATGGTATATGTCCGGTCCTCGACAAAGACTTCAGCCTGGTGGTGCTATAGTTGTTGTTATGACACGTTGGTCGGAACGCGATCTAACGGGTCGATTAATAAAACAACAAGCAGAAACAAAAGCGGATCAATGGGAGGTAGTTGAGTTTCCAGCATTGTTGCCAAGTGGAAAACCTATCTGGCCTCAGTACTGGAAGCAAGATGAGCTAGAGAAAATTAAAGCCAATTTACCTGTTATGTCCTGGGAGGCACAATACCAACAACAACCTACATCTCAAGAAGGAGCTATCATTAAACGCGAATGGTGGAAAATGTGGGAAAAAGAAGATATGCCTCAACTTGTTCATATTATACAAAGTTATGATACAGCATTCAGTAAAAAAGAAAAAGCTGATTTCAGTGCAATTAGTACCTGGGGAATTTTTAAATCTGGGTTTAATGAAGATAATATTATTTTATTAGATTGTATTAAAGAGCGTTGGGAATTTCCCGAACTTAAACGAGAAGCTTTAAAGCAATATGAGTATTGGGAACCTGAAACAATAATTGTCGAAGCAAAAGCAAGTGGTATGCCTTTAATACAAGAGCTGCGCCAAGTAGGGATACCTGTTGTTAGTTATTCTCCTTCAAGAGGTAATGATAAATTAACAAGAGTAAATGCTGTATCTCCTATTTTTGAATCAGGACAAGTGTGGGCTCCTGAAGGAAAAAAATTTTCCGAAGAAATGATTGAAGAATGTGCTGCATTCCCTTATGGTGAGCATGATGATTTAGTTGATAGTATGACGCAAGCGCTAATGCGTTATCGTCAAGGTAATTTTATTGCATTAAGGGATGATTATGAAGATCCAGTTAAACCAATTTATGAACACATACCAGAATACTACTAATGACTAGATTTACTTTAACGAATAAGGTATAAAAAAATATGGTTGAAAATAATATTGATCAAAAAATTCAAGCAGTTGTTGGAGAAACAATTGAAGAGGCAATTGAAAACGAAGAACCCATTGAAATAGAAATTGTTACAGAAGAAACACTTATTGAAGATAGTCCTATTGAGAAAGATTTTTTTGACAATTTAGCCGAAGAAATGGAAGAAAATGAACTTGGTCGGATCTCTAGTAATTTAATGGGGGATTATGAAAATGACCGAGCGTCACGCGAAGAGTGGGCATCAACATATACACAAGGATTAGATTTACTAGGAGTAAAGTTTGAAGAAAGAACAAGACCGTTTCGTGGTGCGAGTTCCGTTACACATCCTCTTTTAGCAGAAGCCGTTACACAATTTAGTTCCACAGCGTTTAAAGAAATGATGCCATCAAGTGGTCCTGTAAGAACACGTGTCGTAGGAAAAGAATCAGTAGAAGTGTATCAACAAGCACAACGCGTAAAAGAATTTATGAATTATCAAATCACGCAAGTGATGGAAGAGTATACACCAGAGTTAGATCAAATGTTATTTTATTTACCTTTGAGTGGATCCACATTTAAAAAAGTATATTACGATGCACAACTTGGAAGAGCCGTATCTAAATTTGTCCCTGCCGAAGATCTCGTTGTTCCTTATACAGCTACTGATTTAAATTCATGTGAGAGAGTAACTCACGTTGTTAGGTTATCGGAAAATGATGTACGAAAAAAACAAGTAGCAGGATTTTACCGAGATATAGATATTAATCCTTCTCCTCCTAATACCCCTTCTTATAGTACAGGAAACATTAAAGATGCTATTAATAATTTAGATGGTATTCAAGCAACAGGAGAATCAGAAACTGTTTGTATTTTAGAATTTCATATAGATTTAGATTTAGAAGGATATGAAAATAAACAAGATGGAGAAGAGACAGGAATTAAACTTCCCTATATTGTAACATTAGATGAAACTTCAGGAAAAATTTTATCTATTCGTCGTAACTATGAAGAAGGTGATCCATTATTTAAAAAGAAACAATACTTTGTTCATTATAAATTTTTACCTGGTTTAGGGTTTTATGGTTTTGGTTTAATACATTTAATTGGTGGCTTATCGCGTACCGCGACTCAAGCACTTCGTCAATTAATTGATGCTGGAACTTTATCTAATCTTCCTGCAGGTTTCAAGGCACGCGGTCTACGGATCGCTGACAATGATCAACCTTTACAACCAGGAGAATTTAGAGATGTTGATGCACCGTCTGGTGCAATTCGAGAAGGATTAATGCCTCTACCTTACAAAGAACCATCACAAACATTATTTGGTTTACTTGGTTTTGTTGTAGAAGCTGGACAACGTTTTGCACAAATAGCAGACATGCAAGTAGGTGACGGAAATCAAGGAGCGCCTGTTGGAACGACTGTTGCATTATTAGAACGTGGTTCGCGTATCATGAGTAGCATTCACAAAAGAATGTACTATGCAATGCAAACAGAATTTAAATTATTAGCTAAAGTTATTCAGACATATCTTCCTGATGAGTATCCTTATGCCGTTGTTGGAGGAGATAAATCTATTAAACAAACAGATTTCGATGAACGCGTCGACATTATACCTGTCGCTGATCCGAACATATTCTCCATGGCACAACGCATTCAGTTAGCACAAACTCAGCTTCAGATGGCAACGAGTGCGCCTCAATTACACAATGTGAAAGAAGCTTATATTCGCATGTACGAGGCTTTGGGCGTTTCCGATATTGACAAGATTATGAAACTTGAAAAACCGGAACCAATGAGCCCATCCATGGAGAACCGTAAATTAATAGAAGAAGATAAAATTGAAGCTTACGAAGGACAAAATCATGATGCCCATATTCAAGCACATTTAGTTTTAGGGTTATCACCTGTTGTCCAGTTAATGCCTCAAATAGGTGTTGAGATTAATAAACATATCTTACAACATGTTACAATTAAGGCAAAAGAAGCTGTGGCACAACAAATAGAACAAGCAGAACAACAAATGGGTGAAACAGCAGAAGGTGGAAAATTAGAAGATATGACTCAATCACAAATAGCTGTACTAGAAGCACAATTCCTACAAGAAGTTCAACAAATGCAATCACAAATGAGTGGTGAAGGCCAACCAGATCCTGTAATTGAATTAAAACAACAAGAGCTGCAACAACGTGCAATGAAAGACCAAGCACAATTAAAGTATGATCAACAACGATTAGGTTTTGAGCAACAAAAATTACAACAAAAAGATGAGATTGATAATGCAAGAATTGATTCTCAAGAAGATATTGCTCAACTTAGAGCTAATGTTAATCTTAAAAAATTAAATTCAAGTGGTAAAGGTCCTGGATTTCAGTATATTAAAAATGGTGGATAATGATGACAATTGTTTTATTAACTCAAGAACTTTTTGATAATTATCTTAGACAATTAGATAAACACATTAAAGAAAAAGTAAAAACGCCAGAACAAGCTTTAATTATGGCAGAAGCTTTAATGGTAAAAATTAAAGAACTTTTTTGTTTAAAAGGATATACTGAGGATCATGCTTTACTATTTATCGAACATGCTTTACAAGAATTAGATGAGACTAAACCAACAATACATTAGGAGATATAATGTCATTAAATAACCCAAAACCAAAATATATCAATGGTTCTAAATATGCGAATGCAAAGATGACTGTTAGTAATGACATGAATCCTTATGCGGGAAAATTTGTAAATGAACAAAAGATCGTTGATCTATACACGACTAGTATGGAAGGACCAAAGGTTACACAAAATCTAGGTGCCGGACCAAAAGGCCAACGAAGTAAAGCACAAATTAAAAAAGTTCCTTTTAAGGGCTTATTTTAGTGGATTGCAAAATCTGCGGGCATGACTGTCATTGCAGTGAAGTAGGGTCTTGTTGCAATAAAGTAGATTGTCATTGTAATTCTTGCGAAC